AGGATAATCAGTGGTGAAGGCATAAACCTCAAATGGAATGGTGACTTTTTTGCAAAACCAAACAAGATTAAAAAGTTGTTTGATAGTATCAATCATTACATCACCCATTGATCCAGACCAATCCAAAATAAACACTAGTCCATGATTTTTACCATCAGCAAGAGTAGTTACTTTACGGAAAAGATCTTCATTATACTTGTAAGTATGAAGTTTGGTGCAGTCCAGAACACCAGTGCGGGCAGTTGAGGCACGAGCATAAGAATCTGCTGCCTTTCGGCACTCAAACTCTTTTACAAGATAGTTAACTTCTTTTTGAGCAGAACGCTTGAATTCAATAAACTGCTTATCAACTTCACCAAAAAGAAGATCGCTTTCATATCCAGTATTTTTCAAATAGTCTTCCCAAGATTCTTTACACCGATCATGAATTTCAGCATTAGGAACAATAACTTTTTTAAGATCAAGTTGAGGAAGTTCTAGATAAACATTCTCAGGTCCACTATTATTCACAAGATCTTTAATAGCGTCTTCTAGAGACTCCATGGTTTTAACTTCAGGTTCTTCATTCGTCTCACCACCCCGTTCTTGAGTGGTATCACCCATTTCTGGGGTGGTTTCATCAGAAGAAAGAGCACCCTCAGAACCATCAGACTCAAGTTGGTCATTCTCACCTTCTTCTTGGTCAGAGAAGTCAGAGGCAGGTTGGTCGTTAGCACCACTCTGTTGCGATTCCAGGTTGTCAAGATTAATTTTGGTTTCCTCTTGCTGCTTCTGCTTACAATACTTATAGAGTGCCTCTGCGGCAATTAAGACATCAGCAAATGTTTCACTATCAGCAATCATATTGACAATTTCATTCTCTTCACCAGGATTAATCAAAACTTGAGTAAAGTTACCAATTTTGAAATAGAGATTAGCACGGTCAGCAAGATTCATATTATCAATATTTTCATCTTCAATTTGAAAGAAATCTTGCTCAGCAAGTTCTTTATAACCACTGTAGAAGGTCTTGGCAAGACCAGCATAACGACGCTTCATCAGTTTCTCAATCCGAGCATCTTCTACCACGTTCACAAACTGCGGAGGAATCTTGTACTCCTTTAACCAATCCTCATCAGGTGTATAGAGAGCGTGTCCAACCTCGTGCCCCACCAGAAGATCATACACAGTATTACTTGCCCTATCCCACAGGGGAAGAGTGAGAACACGGGTATGAACGTTGAAGCAAGCAGTCTCCACCTTTTTGTGCTCAACCACAAGGTCTTCAGTGGCAAGAAGTTTAGCAAGTTGAGACTTGATTTCGTGGCGAACGGTCATTTGGTTTGAATCGTATGAACGTATAATACAAGAGAACCTCCCTTTTTGGGGGAGGTCATGTGCCGCTTTTTGAAGTGGCTCAGTCGTGCTTTTGCTTGTCGGAGTGCTTGCGGTTTCAGTTTCCGCTTTTGCTCCTTTTTACTGTGGTGCTGCCAATTAGGAGTGTTCATTTTCCTAGTGATTCTTGGGATATCATACGTGAAAAACCTTTGACTTTTTCAAACCTTGTGACACTTTCGAATTTGTCATGTAGGTCTGCCTTATGAGAAATCACAAAAATATTAGCATCCTTAATAACATAACGAATAATCTTAAGAAACTCATCAGTTCCAAAACCATCAAGTGAAGAATCAAACACCTCATCCATAATCAGCAGATTGGTATTGACGGAATTTTTGACTCTCGCAACTTCTCTCCAAGTGAAGAGTAGGGCAAGGTCGATTCTCATTTTTTCACCCTCACTAAAAGAACTATAAGAAAAGTCTTCGTGAATGGGTGATTTGACAGTTTCGTTGAACTCTTCATCAAGATGGAAATTAATATAAAAATCCATCATCTGAAGATAACGATTCACCTGCTGATTTATGAACGGAAGATACTTCTTGATGATCTTCGTCTTTACGCCATCGTCCTTAAGTAAGGAATAGGCAAAATCGTAATAAACGATTTCTTCTTTTTTTGTTGAGAGGTCTTCGAATGTTTTTTGGAGATTAGATTGAAATTCTTCTAGCTTCTCATGCTCAGTATTTCGGTTTGCAAGGTTTTGGGTAATAGTTTGAATTTCAGATTCAAGATCTCGGATTTGTCTCTGGTTGAGGGATATCCGAGTATTGTTTTGAGAAATCTCATGGTTGAGTTTCGTAATCTCCTTGGAAAGTGCAATGAATTGACGCTCTCTCTCCTGTTCTATTTTTATAGTCTCCTCTAGGTCTTGATAACCTTTCTGGAGCTCTTTTGCTTTATTTTGAGCGTCTGTAATTCTATTTAACCGAAACTCTTCCTCAATAGTCTGAGTGCAAGTGGGGCATACCGTATTTTCGGTAAAGAACTTGTGTTCTTTGGTAATTCCAGATACTTTTTGGGAGATTTTACCCTTAAGATTGTTAAGCTTTACTAACTTATCTCCAGCGCCAATGACTTCTTCTTGCTCTTTCGTATATCTAAAGATATCTTCCTCTGTACGAGAATTTTCTATTAAGTAAACACCAACTTCAGCATCTAACTTGGCAATCTTTTCTTGGTTGGTATTAATATTAGCATTACCACGATTCTCAAGTTCTTCAATAAATTCTTGCTGCATTTTCATCTTATCCTTAAGAGTTTCTTTCTTAAGTTCAAGAGATTTGATTTGATCTTTCTTTTCACGAATCTTATCTTTAATAAGACTGTTCATTGCAGAAAAAATACGAATATCCAACAAGTCTTCAATAACTTCACGACGATTTGAAGTCGTTAGTTGCATAAAAGGTACGAACGTACTGCTACCCAAAATTACAATTTGAGTAAAAGACTTATAGTTTACTTTAAGAATATTATCTTCGAGGATTTTTTGGTTTACACGGTCATCTGCTTCTTTATGCAGAGGATTTCCGTTAACCTCTATATCAAAAATGTTGGGTTTAATACCTCTACGAACCAAGTAATCACGATTGTTAATAGAAAATTCAATCTCAACAAGACAATCTTTTTCGTTTGTAGTATTAACTAATTGTGGTTTGTTAATTTTGCGGAACGGTTTATTGAATAAAACAAATGTTAGGGCGTCTAGTACAGTAGACTTTCCTGCACCATTTGTCCCAATAATTAAATTTGTATTGTTTTTTTCAAAATCAATTTCTGTCCAATGATTTCCAGTAGAGAGAAAATTTTTCCATTTAATTTTGTGAAATACTAACATTTTTTGGAGGGACTACAATATCTTCAGGAGTGATCACAGCATACTTGTAATTATAGAGCTTACATGTTTTTATTGCAAGCTCATCATCAACTTCAACAACATCCATTTCTTGATCTTCCTGGTCCTCAAGCATCAAAGCATATCTAACTGCATCATCCTCTTCTTCAAAAAGAAAAAGAACTTTTTGCCCATACTGGTCTTGGACTGCATAGGCTCCATCGTCTTTTTTATCTTTAAGAGTGAGAAGAAACATTACTCTACTTCGCAAGATTGTTGGTAAAGATCTTGAAATATTCCTTTAATGATGTTTTTATCGAACTCAAACTCAGATTCCTCAATATATCGATTTAAGATTGAGAGTGTGTTTTCTTCTTCATCTATTGAAAAATCTTCACTTTCTTGAATTTCAAAGTTTTCAATAATCTTTAAATCTTGTATTCCTACGGAATAAAGTTTATCAATAAATTTTTCAAAATCCTTTGGTTTTGATTTTTTACGGACAATTACCTTAACAATTTTATTCTCATACTCTGTTGCATCAAATAACTGATGGGGAGTATCCTCATAATAAATGTTATAAAATAATTTATAAGGATTGTTAATTGGTATGTGAGTGAGGGTTTCCGTATCAAAAATATGGAATCCTCTTTTATCGTTCACATCAGTCCAGAACATTTCATAAGGATTTCCAAGGTAAAAAATCTTTCCATTATCCGAACGAGTGTGATAATGTCCAGAAAAAACTTTTTCAAACTTATCAAAAATATCTGGTTTAAGACCATGATCTTCCATGATTAGATTTCGATTCACACGAAATCCTTGCAATTCAAGATGCCCCATAGCAATTTTTGCTTTACTCTTTTTAATTTGCTTCAGAGTCTCATCATAGTTTTCACTACAAATCCATGGCAACATCATAATATCCAAACCACCAACTTTAATCGTTTGTGGAGAACTATAGGTTTTAATGTTTGGATAGGTTTGAAGAAGAAGGTTGGGAGAGTTTACACTATTGGTATTCTTGTAGTAGCAGTCATGATTACCCACTACCATATGAACATCGTATTTTTTTAATGGTTCAAATACAACACGTTTTGCCCACTCAAGGCTTTGATAATCGATCGATTTACGACTATCAAAAGCATCTCCCATATGAATAACTGCTTCTATCCCATATTCTTCAAGAGCAGGAAAAAATACGTGCTGATAGAAAAGTTCAAAGTAATCATGTATATACTTAGAACCCTTACGGGCACCATAATGAGTGTCCGTTAAAATAGCAATTTTCATCGATTAG